CAGGTCGCCCCCGCCTTCGCCTGCGTCCTGGACGAGATGCTGTCCTTCCCCGCAGGAGCGCATGACGATACGGTCGATTGCGTGGTCGATCTGTGTGCCCTTGCCGCCCGAGGCGCCCTCCTGACCGCCGGCGGGGCGGCCACCGTCCACACCTCCGCCGCATCGATCTTCAGCAACCGACCAAACCGGAAACGGATGTTTGGCTGACGCGGGGGTAAACTGCGACCCATGAGCGACTCACCGAACCCGCTTGGGCAGCGCCAGAGCATCCCCGGGGCGGGCCTACAGCCCAAGAAGCGACCCCGAAAGCCCCTGCCCAACCCGGTAGATCGCGGCATCACCACGCCGCTGGCTCTCCCCGTGGAGGTGCAGCGCACCTTCTTCCGCACCGCCAGCCTGATGCTGCGGAACTCAAGCCTCGCCTACAGGCTTGACCCCACCTACCAGGCGATGATGCGGGCTGACGCCGACATCGAGGGCGTCCTGCGCTCCCTCCTCGTCACCCTCGCCGGCCTCGAGTGGGCCGTCACCCCCGCGGACGAGGAGAACCCGCGCCTCGTGAAGCTCGCCGGGCGCATCAGCGAGATCATCGACGCCATCCCCCGCCGCTCCGACCTGTTCCGCGCCCTCCACGAGGCCGTCTGGTACGGCGTCAGCGCCGCCAACATCGTTTACGAGCGCGACCCCAAGCTCGGGGTGCGCGTGCGCGAATGGGTGCCATTCTCCTCGGACACCCTCGCCTTCGACCAGTACGGCAACCTCGCCATGCGGGTCGGCAGCGCCTACTTCGGGGAACCTGCCGTCACCGACCTGGGGTTCGACTCGCTCGTCCACATCTTCCCCGAGAACGAACGCCGCGCCATCATCCTGCACCGCGTCTTCACGACGGCCCCCAACTTTATCGACCCCAACACCAGCGAGCAGATCTACCGGGGCGTGGGAGCGCGTGATGTCTGCTGGTACATCTGGCTGCTCAAGCAGGAGATCCTCCAGAACGCCGCCGCCTACGCGGAGCGGTACGCCCTCGGGATCCGCGTGGGGTACTACCCGTCGGGGAACGATGCCGCCAAGAGCGAGATGCTGACCGTCCTTCAGAATCTAGTGAACGACAACAGCGTTGTGCTCCCGCGCACGGGTCCGAACGAGTCGATGTACGACATCGACATCAAGGACGCGAACGCCGGCCGCGCCCAGATCTTCATGGAGATGGTGAACTGGCTGTCCTCGAAGCTCAAGGAGGCCATCCTGGGGCAGTCCCTCTCCAGCGAGGCCGGCGGTACGGGCCTCGGGTCAGGGGTGGCCGACCTCCACGCCGACACGCTGTCCCGCGTCATCCGCTACCACGCCGACACGATGGCCGAGTCGTTCACGAGCGACTTCGTGCGCGTGGTCGCCATGATGCTCGGCGCGACCGAGGAGGAGGCCCGGGAGATCCGGTTTGAGTTCGCGCCCGAGCGACCGAACGCCAAGGAGCGCATGGAGGCCATCCAAGCCTTCGTGCAGCTCGGGGGCCGCGTCAGCGAGCGCGAGGTACGAGATCTGCTCGGCCTGTCGGAACCCGCAGACGGCGAGGCCGTGCTGTCCGGCGGAGCCGCTAGCGCAGGCGCGAGTGACAACCCCCTCGCAGCCCTCCTCGGCCAGGGCGGGGAATCCGAGACGGATGAACCCCCGGCCCCCGAAGCGCCGAAGGTCTCTGCCATGCGTAAGCGCAAGCGATGAAGAAGGAGACGCTCGACAGGCACCTGCGGTCGATCCTCAAGGACGCCCAAAAGGCGTACCGCGAGGCGCTTGCCGCCCAGATTCGAGGCGAGGAGGACGGCCCCGCCTGGGATCGCTTCGCCGAGGCCAGCAGCGCCCTCCTGCTCGCCTCGTGGCTTGCCGGAGCGCACGGCGTCACCCGCCGCGCCAAGATCCCCCAGGAGGTCATCGACAGGTTCCTCGAGGAGGACGCCCCCGTCACCTTCGCGCTGCCCGCCCTCAAACTGGAGGGGTTCGGGGCCAAGTACATGGCCCCCATCGCCCGGTGGTTCCGCAGGCTAGTCCCGATCTCGCGCAAGTCTTGGGAGTTGCTCATCGAGGCCGCCCGCCGCAGCGCGATGGATGTCGCGTCTCACGAGGAGGAGAACGCCCTCGCGGACATCCGCAAGAACCCGTCCGTGGACGCCTTGCTGCGAGGGATGACGTACCGCGAAGGGGTGAATCGCGTCAAGAGGATCACGGACAGCACATTCTTCGTGACGGGCATGAACGCGGAGCAGACGCGCCAGACGCAGGAGCTCGTCGCCCGGGTCATTGAGGAGCGCCCATCCAAGAGCACGGTGGGCAAGTGGATCAGAGCCATGAACCTCGGTGACTTCGTGACCACCACCCAGCTCATCACGGGGACGGACCTGTCCTCGGCTCGTCTGGAGACGGTGCTGCGGACGAACACGAACCGGGCGACCACCGAGGGAGCCGCCGAGGTGCTGCGGGACGAGACGGTGCAGGCGTTCGTGCCATTGGTTCAGTACAGCGCGACCAAGGATCCCAGGACGCGGCCCGAGCACCTAGCGATGGACGGGTACATCGGTCGGATGGAGGACTTCGACCGCCAGGGCATCACCCCGCCCTGTGGGTTCAACTGCCGCTGCGCGTTGATCCCCGTGCCGGCGTCGGTGTCCCTCGAGAAGCGATGGACAAACGTAGCAGGGGTGATCGACTACGCGGCGATCACACGCCACAACGGACAACGACAGGCACTCATCGACACGGGCAAGTTTCCCGATCCCGGGTTCGTGACTGCGTAAAACACACGGAGGAACGGTACGATGGGCAGCATGAGCATCCGAAACGAGATCAAGGCGCGGCTAGGCATCCTCACGGAACTGCCGGCCAAGGCGCGGTTCGCAGGAGATCGATACGACGACCTTGAGCGGGCAAGCCAGCGCATCAACAAGATGCTGCCGAGCCTTGCCGCCAAGCTTCGGTCGGGCGGGCTGCGCGTAACCGGAGTGCATTCGCATGATCTAGACACGGACGCCGACATCTCGGTCACCCTGCCCAACGGGAAAGAGGCCTCGCTTCAGATTGCCGAAGACGGGTGGAGCGTCAACGTCACCGGAACGGACAAGCAGGGCGAGTACTTCAAGGAGGTCGCGCAGGGACCGCTGGCGCGTATCGACGCGGGCGTGGCCAAGCTGATTGCGCTTGCCAAGGCTCGCGCCTCCCGCCCCGGCGCGAAGGCAGCGTTTGCGGTTCCTGGTGTCGTGGTGAAGGAAGACGCGCAATATATCTACTACTACCCCGACGAGGATGACCGCGCCACATTTGCTGATGTGGATGGGAAGGGTGCCTATACGGTGAAGTCCAACCGAACGGGCAAGCCCATCAGCGCAAAGACATATCGCTCGTGGGATGAAGCCACGAACGCTTCCAATGCAATCAATGAGAAGCTCCCGCCACTCAAGAAGCGTAAGGGATTCTCCCGTGCTAGCGCGAAGGCGAAGATGGGCAGATACTGGGTGGAAGACGAGCAGTCCAAGGTCAAGCAGCCCGTGAAGTCCATGCGCGAAGGAATTGAGCGCGTGAGCGGAATGCAAAATGGGGTTCTTCGATATTCCGAGCATGGCATGACTTCCGTTCTAGCGTATGGCCGAGGATCAGGCGGTGTGTCGCTTACGGAGGACGGCAAGTTGCATAAGAAGCTTCGCGCTTCCCGCCCCGGCGCGAAGGCAGCCTTTGGCAGCAAGCGAACCACCGCTGGAGCGCTTCGCAAGCAGCTCAAGGCCCAGGGGATCACGGATGCCGCCGACCTTGAGTGGCACGGGATCTCCGCAAGCGACCCCGACAACACGCCGTACTGGCTGCATGAGGACGGGTCGATGGAGAAGATCAAGAACTCCCGCCCCGGCGCGAAGGCGAAGTTTGAGGACAACGCCAAGTTGTTGCGGGATATTGAGGCGCTGCGGAGACAGCAGCAGCCTTACAGGAGTCGCATTTACGGGATGTACAACCGGGCTGGGGAATTGTTGAAGGCGCTGCAGCAGTCGAAGGCTGATCCGAGCCTAATCACAGAAGCGAAGGCGTTGTCAGACAAGGCGTGGAGCGTGTGGACAAGACTGGAAACCTTTGAACATGAGGAGTCGAAGTACACCCACTTCCCGTACGCAACCGTCCACAACCCCGAAGGGATGATCAAGTACATGATCAGGCTCGGCGTGCAACTGCAGAAGTCCGAAGCCGAAATCAAGGAGAACGACAAGCGTGTGCGAGCGTTGGCGAAAAAGGCCAAGGTGAAACTCCCATTCTCCAAGCATGGTCGTAAGGTTCGCGCTGGCATCATGGACCGTATCGGGGCCGCAGCGAGCGCGTTGACGGCGTCGCCCGTCGACCCGACCTCCTCGCAGTATCGGCAGCAACTCTCGGCAGCGAAGAAGGCCGCGCAGGACGCCGTCGGCAACTACAAGTTCATGCGCGACAAGGCCAAGTTGCGCCAGGACGCGATGGACAAGTACGTGACGGCGGCGATCAAGACGATCAACGCCAGCACGAACGTGCGCGACGTGGAGCACTTCACGGAGCAGGTGCAGATCGCGGTGCGGGCGCTCGTGACGATGCAGTCGTCCGTGAAGACCCCGTTCTCCCGCCCCGGCGCGAAGGCGAAGATGAGGCAAACACTTCAGGCAATGCATGATGGATTGCAATGGAAGGTTGTAATCCCATCCGGTGCGGCGTGGTACAGCGATGACGGCAAGCAATGGACAAAGAAGCATGGCGAGCCTGTGCCATCATCGGAAGTGAAGCAGTATGAAATCAAGTTGGGCACGGGATTCTCCCGCCCCGGCGCGAAGGCGAAGTTTGACGTTGGCGAGGTGCGGCGCGTGGTGAACGAGTTCATCGCCGATCTGCCCGCTGGCGCGACACGCGATGCGTTGCAGCGAGCGCTCATTGAGTACGCCGACAAGACCGCCGAGCAGGAACGGCTGCTGCGGCGGGGAAACAAGGCTAGCGTGATTCGCCTTGACCGCGACATCCGCCGGGCTCACCAAGTCGCCGTAGCGTCTTGGCAGCGCTTGGGCGCATCTGCACGCACGGGGTCTTTGGGTGAACTCCTGCTGAAGCTCGGGCAGATGCGTTTCTCCCGCCCCGGATCCAAGGCCACCGCAGCCAAGACCACGATGGCAGCGCACCCCGAGAACATCGCGTGGATGCGCTCCCTGCCGGCGTCCGTTGTCAATCAGGTGCGAAGCATCCTGCAGAAGCCCCATAGCAGCGCTCGAGCCAAGGCGTTGCGTGATGCGCTCAAAGCCGGCGGCGTTGGTTTCAACCAGTTCGTTCCAGATGCGAGCGCGGGCGCGGAGGTGCTTGGGCACCAGTTCCGCGAAGCATTTGCCAAGCCCTCCGACCTCGAGCGCGAGGACGTGAAGGCTGGCCTGAAGGTCATGTCCGAGGCCGATACCGCCGTCAGCGACAAGATCCGCACCCTCATCGCCGAGGGAAAGCCCCAGGAACAGGCCGTCGC